ATGCTGTCCGAAAAAGAGATTTTACATGCGTTTTTATCAGACCGAGATATGATGACTATCTTACAGATTATCTATGACTTGCAATTGAAAGACAGCTGGCTTTGTGCTGGTTCGGTGCGAAATTTCATCTGGAATATCCTGTCGGACAAGCCCGGCTTTGATACAGAGACAGATGTGGATGTGATTTTCTTTGACCTAGATGTTTCTTATGAGGAAACACTCAACATTGAAAATCGGCTCAAGCGAGAATTTCCACATTACCATTGGGAAGTCAAGAATCAAGTCTATATGCATATCCACAGTCCAAATACCCAATCTTATACTAGCTCGCAAGATGCCATGAGTAAATATCCAGAGCGCTGTACAGCTGTAGGCTTACGTTTGTTGGATAATGGACAGCTGGAACTCTTTGCGCCTTATGGCTTAGACGACATTCTCCATTTTCGTGTTCAGCCGACTCTGCATTTCCTAGAAGATGCAGACAGGAGACAGCTCTATAATATGAGAATACAGAAAAAAGATTGGCAGAAGAAGTGGCACAATCTTCAAATTGAATTTCTTTAAAATTTCTCAAAAATAGTAAAATCTTTAAGAAAAATTTAAGTCAGAATCGGTATACTATAATTACAAGTTGAGAAGAACTTAACTTGAACTCCTAAAAACTTTTCTTTTTCATAATAATCTCCCTGAACTCCACCGAAGAAGGTGGAGTTTTTTTGCGTTATTAAAGGCTTTTTATGCTTTAATAATAAAGTCTTTTCCGATGTTTTTTGGCTGTTTTTGGGGTTTGGTCGGGGAAAAGTCGGGGAATTTTTTAGCGGATATGACTCAAAAAGAGGTCTGTTGTAGCTTCTGCTAACTCGTCTTCAACTTGATTGTAGCGGTCTGTCATGTATACTTTTGTATGATCTAGTGCCTGACTTAATTGCTCAATCGGTACTCCAGCAATAATACTCTGTGTCGTGAAAAAATGTCTCATCATGTGAGGTGTGACGTGAAAACCCACCGCTTCATTTACCAGATTGAAATTCCTATTTAGCTGATTTGGATTGATGAGCCCGCCTTTTTCATTTATGGTAATATAATCTTTTTGTTGGTCTTTGATAATACCAAGTTTTCTTTTTATCCTGCTAGCTTCGTCTATCAAATCATAGATTAGGCTTGTTCCGATGTCATCAAGACAGACATATCGCTCAGACTCTCTGGTTTTAAGTCCGCCTTTTCCTCTCAAAGTTTGGTTACTTCGGCTATCTCTTAGATGTAAGATAGCTCTACCACGGTCATTCTCGCTGATGTCCATAGGGCGCAGACCAAAGACTTCTCCTCTTCTCAATCCAAAAATGGTCAGATAAGTCAGAGCATAGAATTTCTTTGGCATGAGTTCTTCTGCTTTTGCTATCCAGATTTTAAACTGTTTGAGTGTAATCTTTTTGTTATTAGCAGGAATGGCACTTTTGCCTATGTAGACTCCTTTCAAGCGATTAGAAGCCAGATTTCCATTTTTGACTGCATCGTTCAAGAGTGCCATAAAGCTGGAATTTAGTGTTTGGACGGTATTTCTGGTATGACTTTTGAGCCTATCAGCGATAAAGAGCTCATAATCGTTTCTATCCAAGTTTTTTAGCTGAATAAATCCAAAAACTGGCTGAATGTGATGTCTGTATAGATTGTCATTTAAATAAAAGGACGTATCATTCCACCGACCTGTAAACAATCTTTTGTCTGAGTAAAGTTGCCAATATTGATCAACTGTGAGCTGAGTATCGATTCCCAACTCATTTTCATTGATTTGGAGTTCAATCTCCGTTAAGGCTGCACGAGCTTGAGAGATAGTTGTCAGACCACTCTTTGTTTTCTCTTCCTTTTTACCTTGGAATAAGAAAGAACGTCTGACATAGTATCGTTTCCCTTTGGTAGTTTCATACCAAAAGATATTTGGGTATTTTGTTTTGTTGTATTTCATTGTATTCTCCTTAAGTTTTGGGCTTCTGGGCAAGGTCTAAACTTTAGAGAATATTGACATCACCTCCTTTAAGGTGTAAAATAGGGTATAGAAAAGAGGCCTTTTGAATGGCTGATTTTTTATCAAGGATTGCTTCACAATCAAACTTTGGCGAGGGCGATTGTGAGGCTTTTTTGTGTTATCTTTTAGGGTTGTAGGTATAGACTTTTATCTCTTCTGCAATTGGAATATTGAAAAAATCTGCGTCATGTGTCACTATAGCGAGATTGTTAGTTATAGCCTTTTTTAGATAGAGTGCATCATTGATATCCAGCATATATTCCGTTAGATTTGAAATGTCCTGAAAATCTTGGTTATCAAAATCGATGATAGTCATTTTAGGAATAATTTCTGTTTCAAGTGTGTCAATAACATCATCATAAATATCTAAAAAATGCTGGGTTTGCTGGTAGTCGTTTTTAAATTCAAACTTATCTTCAGTGTATCCGTGTTCTCTGATATACTGTTTATACCCAGTCTTGACAAAATAGTTGATAAACTCAGATATTGAAAGAGCTGTGATAAATAATTTATTGCCTTGGCGTCGAGCTAATTCCCACATTCGGTCATACTTCCGTGTTCTACCCGTTTGTAGGTAAATCAGCACATTGACATCAATTAATAATTCTTGATCTGGTTTGAATGGAAAACGCTCAAGATTTAACGGAGTAGTTGTCATAAGCCAAGTTCCTCATCCATTTCATCTGCTAGCATCTGTCTAAACTCTTTGTCTTGTTTTCGTTTATTTCTACTATTTTTGATTGAACGCTCAATGGTTCGACGATCCGCAGGATGAAGTGTGTTTGGATTGACTTTCACAAATTCTTTCAACGTTTCTGCATCGGCGACATCGTATAATTGTCCAATAGCTGTGTTTGAGAATGCGGAAATTAAATCTGTTATTCCCTCAAAGTCAAGTGTAGTTGGTTCACCTTTTTCGATATTCTTTTTCAATATCTCAAATATTTTTTCACCTTTGTCGGAGGTTACAGCAAGAGTATCACCGATAACTTCCCTTACTAACAGTGTGTGCATGATCATAGTCTCCTTTTAGAAATTAAAAGTATCATTACTATCAATTCTAACATTTTTTCGTGATTTCAGACATTTTTTTATATCAAACTCAATCCAAAGTAACGTTCCACGAAAACGTTCAGGCATTGTAGTAGATGTAATGATTCCAGATGGACTAATTGAATAGTATGCTTGGTTTGATATCAATTTCAATTGTCCGCGATTATGCAGTAAGTCTTTGATACTATATAAGCCTACACCACCTTCTATTTTTCGTTTAGTGGTATTACCATCAATGAAAGCCCACTCAACAGCCTCGACGTCTGATATAATATGTGGTTGCCTTTCTTTAACTTTTGCAGGCACACCAACACCAAGGTCAGAGATTGCCAAACGCAATATTCCATTTTTAGGATAATGTTGACCACAGATATAGAATCTATCTGCTCCAGAATGATCTCGAACATTATGGACAATCTCAAAGATACAATAAGAGACTTCCTTTAAGAAATCATCAGAAATCTTAGTCCCGATAGCAGAGAATACTTCTTCTTTTATATATTCGTGAATGAGCGTGTCATTTGATGGAGTATTAGCAAAAAAAGTGATAGTTGTATTGAAAGTATCAATCAACTTTTCTCCCAAGCCATAAAAAGGGAAGAAATTATTCTTTTGTAGAATTGTTTTTACTTTTTCAGGCATTGTTTCAATAGCAACCCTAACTTCGTGAGTGGTTTGCAATGCTATTTCAAACATCATAGAAAGTACAACAGTCATTTCCGCATCAATCCAGCTAGTTCTTGAGAAATCGAAGAGTATGCTATCAAATTGTGTTGCTTTTCTGATTACTTTGATAAATTCAAGATTTAGTATAAATAGATTTTGATAATCAGGCTTAATTTCCGCAGGGACATTGATTGTATATGTTGCCATATTCACATCTCCGCAATCTTTTTAATTTCTTCATTTTGTTCAGTCATCACTATTGTAATTGATAGGAACAATGTCTTCATCTTTTGTTGATTCTGCTAAAAGATTATATTCATCTTTAGCAATCTTTATTTTGAAGCTAATATGTGTACTATTATTGGGTAATTTTTTAGCAATATCTGAAACTGATTGACGAATAGCTTGTATTTTTTGTTTTTGTTCATCTGTAGCTGTACGACTATACAATGCATCCCAACTTTCTGTAAGGTCATTCTTAAATTTATCATCAGGAAAGACGTTTATTTCGTCATGAGAACCTTGAGAGCCATTACTAACCACGTTATTTTTGATTTTAACTGATACATTATAATTTTTGAAAGTAGTTTTAATCTGAGATACTACGTCATCATATTGACGATTATCATCTTTACTTGAAGATGACGAACTTTGAACAGTAGTAGTCAAATGTTTATTTGTAGCTGTTTCATTATTTGAACAAGCAATAAGAGTAGTCATCAAAACTAAAGTAATACTTGATATTACTAATTTTTTCACCATTATCTCCTTAAATAATATTTGCTAGATTGTAAAATTCTTCTTTAACCATAATTTCGTCAGTAATTGTGCGTAGGTCATAGTGATTCATAAAATTCAGGTAATTAAAATCTTTTGGATTTTCTAAGTCCTTAAGTGCATCTTTTATCAGATGATGAATCATATTTCTATCTGCTTGAAGTTCACATCGTTCACGATTGTACTTATAGTCGGTAGAGGTGTGCTCTTTGTGACCAAGTTCGTGATAGGTCACTTTCTTCATTTCGATGTCATCCAGATAAGCATTGACAAACACAATGTCAAAAGGTTTATTATAGACACCTTTGATTTCGGTGTCTCTGCCGTCAAAATAGGCAATTTCCGTCATAAAAGTCAATCCTGCCTGTTTTTTATTCGTGTCTCTAATAGTGAAGAAATGAGGTCTATATCTTCATTGTTTAGATGATGACCGTCGTAAAAGAAACTTTCTTTAGCTAGTTCTTTAAGATCTACTTCAGATAGTTTATTATCTGTAGCGATTTTAGGATTATCCGTCCTACCTAAAAGATAATCGGTAGATACACCGAAATAATCAGCAATTTCTCTCAATACTTTAGAACTAGGATTACTTCTTTTTAAGCGATAAAGAGTATTTGTTCCATAGCCTAGCTTTTCTTCTAAAACATTTATAGAAATCCCTTGTTTATCAGCTAATTCTTTTATTTTGTCGAATGCTACAAACATTGAATTATCAACCTTTCTAAGCATAACGAAAAAATATTTTAAAATATTTGTATAAAACCGTTGACAATTTTAGTCAAATGTTTTAAAATTATATTCGTAAGCTAAAGAGTTAGCGAACAAGACAACTAAAAAATAAAGCCTTAAAAAATTGATTGGCGTCGTTTTTATAGGTCAACCTTACATTTTAGTAAGTCTTTTCTCTATGTCATAATTTTAAAACATTTGACTAAGTTTGTCAATAAGTTAGCTAACTTTTTAGTTAATTTTTTTAAAAAAGGAGGTGAGGGGGATGGGAACAAAGAAGTATCGACATAATAAAAAGCCTGCAAAAAAACAGGCTAAGAAAACTGTTTTAGGAAAAACATTGATACAGATTAGCGAAAATATTATTTATATCAATGCACCTAATATTACAGTATCGGGGTTAGAGAACCATCAGGTTCTTGTTTCCAACGCCAATTAGTATCAACAGATATTTCATCGGCAGTTTGCTCAAAGCTTAATATCAACCCATTAGGATAAATGGTTCGAGATTTAATATGGTCGGCATCCATTTCTAAAATCTCTGTTTTGATATCTTCAGCTTTGAATTCAAAATGCTCAAGATTAATTTTCATATGAACCATAATTTCACCTCCTTTCTGTCTTTATTATAGCAGAAAGGTAACAAAAATTTAGAAAGGAAAAATATGAGTCAACAACACAAAAAATGGATTCAACTTGTCAAAGACAAGCTGAATGAAGAAAATATGACGCAAACTCATTTAGCGCGAGCTTGTGGAGTCAAAAAACCAACTATTTCAGAGCTATTAAAGTATGGGAAGGGCAGTGATAAACTCAAAAATAGAGTTTGTGATGTGTTGCGTATTGACGTAAGCTGGGTAGATTTGGAGGAAGAATGATGAATTATATCAGAGATATGACAGAAATTGAAATCAAAGTTTTAAATGCTATCAAAAACGGTGCTAGCTTTGATTTACCAATTCAAGCTAGTGAGTTGAGAATAAGCACAGGTCTTTCAAAGCGAAAGCTGGAAGAAGTGATTGAGAGCTTGCGAGTGACCTTTAGGCAGCCAATCGTAGCTAAAAAAGCTCATCCTAGTGGCTATTATCTGCCAAAGACAGATGAGGAACGACAGGCTGGGCTAGCACCTTATCAGAGACAAATTTTGACAGAGCAGAAAAACCTTGCTGCTGTGATGTCGGTCAATTTAGAAGAATATTGGGGTGGTCAAAATGGATAATGTTCTACTTTCTTTGTCGGATTGGATCAAGTCTATCATCAAAGATACCCTCAATAAACTTCTGGAAATAGAAAAAGACAGTGATCACTTTCCAGAGTTGATGGACGTGAGCACTACCTGTGAATTTCTTGGTATCAATTATGATACTTTTTCAAACAATTATCGCTATATGCAGGGATTTCCAAAGGAATTACCTAGTAAAAAATGGTCAAAAAGAGCCATTAAAGAATGGCTCAAAAAACAATTATAAACAATTTTACTAAAAGGCTTCTGGACAAGGTCTTAGCAAAACTACTTTACTTTATTATAACACAAAAAGGAACTAGAAACATGAACAATTTACGAATTATTGCAGTTGGAACAATCGTATCAGTAATATTGATTGAATCACTTATCATGAACTTTAAGCTAAAGAAAGCTCTCAGAACTAAAAAATCAGCTGAGACAGTGATTACGCATCCTGCGGCTCAGGCTGGATTTATCGACTATAAGACAGGACGTAGAGTGGATATAAACCCAAAGACACGTAAAGAAGTCTTTGTTGATTGAGATTTGATGTATGCAGGAGGAAAAGACTGATCATGAGTAGTGATATAAAACAACAAGCATTAGACAAAATGCTAAAAGAAATGAATCAGGAACATAGCCCGTCTGAAGACCGCATCCATAATTGGATTTGTGAACAAGATGACGATGAGTTATTCCAGGGAATACTGAAAGATGGCTATACTATCAAATGTTCGCTTGACTATGCGAAAGGAAAGGCTCGGGAATTTGCAAAGAACGGGGTAGCCTGCATTGATGATAATACAGTCTTTGGCTGGATTCGTGAGTATTTCTTATCCAACAGCAAGCTGGAGAACATCCAGCAAGTTCCGATAGAAAACGTAAAGAAAGTCAATGACAAACTGAATGTAGTCAGAGTTACAGAGCCTAAACCGACCAAGAAGAAAGTTAAAAAAGAGAAAGGAGTAGTCGAAACTCAAATGAGTATTTTCGACTTTCTTGATGAATGAAACATGAACAATGTAAAAGAGAGGCGGAACGTCGGTTGAAACCGCCAAAAGATTTTTGGGACTGGTGCTATTCACAAATCAGGACCTACAAGTGGTCCAACAAAAGCCAAACAATTATCGCGTCTGACCAATCTCTTGGTTTTTGTGTCGAAAAAAAGCTGACAAAGTCATCAAGATTGACTTTTTACGACAAGACCTACTTTTTCTCTATCGTGCTTTGCACGGCCAAGCGAATTGAAATCCAGTCCTATGAGTTTACTTCAAGAGTAGATAACGGTCACCAGACAGTAAAGCATGCACTAGCTAATCTCGAACGCTTTGAAAATGACAGGCATATCAAAATAGGCCGAGACTACACTAATCGGTATCTTCCGTTTTTAATTCATAATTTTGTAGGAGGGGGACCGTATACAGGTAACAAATTCTACCCTAATAATTGGAATAGTCGATTAAAAGAGGTCTCAGAACTCAGATATATCGAATTTGATGATCTGAATTATTGGGAAATTGAACGGATGTATAAATATAAGTTTGAGATTGAGTTTGCTCAGAAAATAAATGCACATAGATTGGCTGACGAAATCATGCATCCTGGTAACTGGATCAGAAATCGATGGAAGAGTGCTGTAGATATGCGCGTTCTCAATCGTAAGTGGCTTCAAAAAAACAAGCAATTTTTCAAAAACTCCGATAGGAGTTTCAGAGATTTTGAGCTAGGACGCAGAATTCAGCAACGAAACGGTAAGTTAGTTTCGGGGATTGAGCAGTTTTTGGATTTTCAGGATATTAAAAAAATCCCAACCAACATTGGGATCAATAAATTCCAGAATTGGGTTATCAAGAACAAGGTTGATTTTCAGGAATACACAGACTATCTGAATATGCTTGAGCAAATGGGAATTGAGCCAGAGGGTGATGCTATGCTTGTTCCGAAAGATTTCTTTCGTATGCACCAGCATACTTGTGAGCTATACAATCAATTTATAGCTGAGCAGCGCAGACTTGCCAGGGAAGAAGAAACGAGAGCTAAGAAAGAGCGTGAGAAGAAACTTGAGGCTGAATTCAAGCGCAGAGCTGATCTTGATAGGGTAGTCGAAGGTTACAGTTTCCATGTTCCTAGTCGTGTAGCTGAGCTGATCTACGAAGGCAAGAAACTGCATCACTGTGTTAGCTCTTACACCGAGCGTCATTTAAAAGGGCATACTATGATTGTCTTTGTAAGACTTTCTAGCAGTCCAAATATACCTCTTTACACTTTAGAGGTAAAATCAGGCGAAATCGTCCAATTTAGAGCGAAATATAACCATGATGTGCCAGATGAAGTTTGGGATGTAGCTAAGAAGTGGTTACGAGTAACTAAACAAGTAAAAGCAGCATAGGAGGTAGAGGTATTGGTAAATGTAAACAAGCGGTATTATTGGATTCAGCTTGCCCAGGATTTCTTCAAATCGAAAGAGATGAAGTTGCTTCGTAAAATCGCTGGTGGTGATACTCACACAATCATTTATCTGAAAATGATGTTAATGAGTCTTGAGGATGGCGGTCGGATTTTCTTTGATGGTGTTGCTGATAATCTGGCTGAGGAAATAGCTCTGGTGATTGATGAGGCGGTTGAAGATATCAAAATCACTTTGATTTTTTTGGAAAGTAAGGGGCTACTGACCAGAAACTCTGATAGAGAGTATTTTTTGGAGCAAGTGCCAGAAATGGTGGGCAGTGAAACGGCTAGTACTAGGCGAAGTCGCAAGCATCGCGAGGTAAAAGCGTTGCAATGCAACACTGACGCAACAAAACGCAACGGAGATATAGAGATAGATACAGAGAAAGATAAAGATATAAAGAAAGATATAGATAAAGATAAAGACATAAAGAAAGATAAGCAAAACTTTGTACAAGAAGTTGAAGCAAATCTTGGTCGTGGTCTTGTCAAATTTGAATTTGACATGATCAACGATTATCTGCTCAATCAAAAGGTCTCTACTGAACTATTTCTAGAAGCTGTTAAAATTGCGGTTGCAAACAATGTTCGCAAATTTAATTACATAGCTAGGATTTTAGATAACTGGATCAACCAGGGAATCAAAACTCCTGAGCAGGCATTTCAAGCTCAGCGGGATTTTCAAGCTCGAAAGAATAATAAAGCTATGAGCGCCAACCAAAAAACGGGCGGCAACAATCCTGAATGGAGCAATCCTGATTATAAAAATGAAACTAGTCCTGAAAAACAAGCGGAGCTTGAGAGACAGAAGCAGGAACTATTAAAGAAAATGGAGAAGTAGATGATTAAATTATTACGACAGATATTTCCGCAAGGGAAAGAAGGATGGGTGCGGTACTTTGATTGGTGTGGGTATCACTCATATGTATTTAAACCGATTGAAAAAACACTCGGTTTAATCAAAATCATCTGCGAGGGGTTATTATTTCTGCTGGCATTAACAGCTTTAATACTTCTTTTCCCACTAACGCGGATTGAGTTAAGAGTGAGGTCTTCTAAAGTTAAAAAGAAAATGGAGGAAAAACAAAATGACAAAAACGCTTGAAGAAAAAGTTGAAAAATGGTTTATCGACCGAAACCTACATGAGGCAAATCCAGTCAAGCAATTTGAAAAACTGATGGAAGAAACTGGTGAGCTATTTGAAGGCATTGCAAAAGACAAGCCTGCGCTTATCAAAGATGCACTGGGTGATGTGCAGGTAGTGCTGATTGGATTGGAACAGCAGGTTAAGAACGGGGCTGAGATTGAAGCTAGTCCGCAGGAAATGGAGCTTTTGCTCTTGGTTTCTAGTTTGGGAGAACTGGCTCAGAAGCTTCACAAGCATATCTTTCATAGCGAAACACAGTTGCCGTTAATTCGACCTGAATTGCTATCATTGCATTCATCCATCCATGCTGTCGCAATCCATAACCTGACCACAGCAGATAGTTGCTTGCAGCTTGCATACAATGAAATCAAGAACCGAAAGGGCAAAATGATTGATGGTGTATTTGTGAAGGAGGCGGATTTAGGATGAAAGCAAAAGGACTTTATCTGGCTCTCATCGCTTTGTCGCTATCAATGTTTAATCTAGGTCTTATAGCAGCAAAGCATTACTACGAACCTCAAATTGAAAAATTAGAAAAACAAATGAAGAAAAAAGAGGATAAAAAGACAGTTATCATCCATCAAGCTGATAATGCTGGCGGTATGATGGTTGGCAAGATTACAGAAAAGAAAGTCATACAAGGCCACTATACTGTGACCGCTGGCGCCTATGGAAATTTTTTGGTAACGGAAGAACAATATAGAGAAATTGAAATCGGGGATGACATCCCAGAATTTTTGAAAGGACGTGGGCACTAAAATGAAATGCTATAGTGAACAGATTGCTGATTTAGCTTTGAAAAAAAGTGGGCTTGGGGCTTGCAGAACACTTCCTGATCAAGCATTTCACACAACGATTGAGCAGGATGTCATCAACAAGCCTAGCCATTACCAAGGTCGCTATGGTATGGAATCTATTGAAATTCTAAGAAATTTTATGACAGATGAACAGCTAGTAGGTTTTTATCTAGGTAACAGCTTGAAGTATCTGATCCGTCACCAAAAGAAAAATGGGTTGGAAGATTTGAAGAAAGCTAGAAAGAACCTTGATTGGCTGATTGAAGAAATGGAGGAAGATAATGAAGTGGAATAAATTTTCAACAAGAGATTTGACACAAGAAGAACGAGAGTTCTTCACTGAAAATGTGACATTTATTTGGGAATACCCTGTACCAGATGTTGGCGAAACGGTTTTAGTTAGCGATGGTATAACAATTTGGTTAGAGGCTTGGACAGAGTTCGACGAGGCTGCCGTAGGACTTGAAGATAATGACGCTCAAGGACTGTACTGGATGCCACTTCCTGAATTGCCAAAAGAAGAGGAGTTTAACAATGATACCGAAATTTAGAGCTTGGTTGCCAACATTAAAATGGATGTGCAATGTGTCAGCAATTCTTTTTGACGAAAAGAGTCTTGACGTATATAAACTGGGCGATACAGAACGTGTGACGGAAATGAGCGTTAGTCAAGATGAGATTATCTTCATGCAATCAACAGGCCTTTTTGACAAAAACGGCAAGGAGATTTTCGAGGGTGATATAATCGACACCACAGACTACGAAGGAGGTCTTTCTAGTGTCGGGAATCCTCTCGTAAAAGTGGAACGCGATAAGTATGGATTTGTTGTAACAGGAGACTTTCCGACTAGTCCGATAACACTTAAAGAATTTGAGACTGGACGCAAATTCGCTGGAGTTGAAGTAATAATCGCAGGAAACATTTATGAAAATCCTGAGTTGGTGGAGGTAATCGATGATTAACAATGTTGTTTTAATTGGTCGTTTAACTCGTGATGTTGAGCTACGCTACACACCATCAAATATAGCTGTCGCGACTTTCAACTTGGCTGTAAATCGTAATTTCAAAAATCAAGATGGCGAGCGAGAAGCTGATTTTATAAATTGTGTGATGTGGCAGAAGTCGGCTGAGAATCTAGCAAATTGGACACGAAAAGGTATGTTGATTGGGGTTGCTGGACGAATCCAAACCAGAAGCTATGAAAATCAACAAGGTCAACGTGTCTATGTGACGGAAGTTGTCGCAGAGACTTTTCAAGTGCTGGAAAAACGGGATAACTCTGCCAATCATTCAAGCATGGATAGCCAGATGCCGCCAAATTTTGGGAATAGCCAGCCGATGGATATTTCTGATGATGATTTGCCGTTTTAGGAGGGAATGATGAATAAACGTATCAAACAGAAAAAGCGAAAGGCAGCATACAAAATTCCCAAATATATTCTTCGTTTAACTAAAAAATGGACACATTTAGACGATTCAATGCTGTATTGGGCTGCTTTTGGCCCTCAGAAAGAACATCATGTGCCTAAAAAAATGATGGTAAATTTTATCAGAAAGTACAGGAGAATTCATTTCTTTCTAAACGATTTGGAGGGTGAAGAAATTTTTCGCAGTGGTTTCTTTATCTCTCGTGAAGCGTATGGAATCATTCAATTTGTCATCAAACACCTCCTAACATTCGTAATGATAGCCAAAATATTGACCGTTTCCAATTGGATAGTAGTACATGCCCTCAAAATCATCTCCAGTGTATCCTCCAGTTTGAATGGCTCGCTCTGCTATGGCTAAGAGAGCAAACACGAGGAGATGGAGGTCAAGAGGATGTATCTAAAATATAAACACATGCAGATTGTGAAACATGCTTTGCAGTATTATGTTCAGCGTGAAGATGCGGATGAACACGACTTGATGGTTGAGCGAAATCTTCTGAGCAAGATAACACAGGAGATTGAAGAATTTAAAGAAAATGTGATGAAAAATCCATGTAGAGGTGGGAAATGATATTGTTTGAAATTATCAAAATTTTAGGAGCTATGATTATCATAGCGAGCTTGATGGTTCTATTATTGGCTATTGTAGTCAGCGGATGGAGGGTAATTTTCAAAAATGAACAAAAGAATCAAGAAGAAGAAAGCTAAGCAGGCGCTTGAACATCAACAAGAACAGTTCAAGCAAACACTTGAAGACTTTGACCCACAAACAATTCAGATAGCTTTTCAGGAAATAGTAAAGCTGTTCAGAGCAACAAGCAAATCATTAGAAATAGTCTTTGAAAACATCAGACAGGTACTTGAAGCAATTGCAGATCAGATACAACAGGAGGATTTTAGTGAGAAGATTAGACAACAAGGAACTTCAACGGCTAGACAACGAACTTTTCAAGTTCAGCGACTTAGACCGTACAATCAGACTAAGACGAGAAGAGTTGACCACAAGAGACCCAGAGAGCACTTCAAGCGGAGGACATAGCGGAATCAGCAAGCCAACCGAAGTCATGGCTATCAAGCTACTAGACGACCCAACTCTCAAATACCTTGAAGGCTACAAGTCTGTGGTCCAGAAATTGATTAGCGCACTGGTCGCAGAAGACAAGGAAATCTTTGAACTACGCTGGAGCTATCCCTTTCTGAAATGGGAAGAGATTGCTGACAAGAAATTTGTAAGCATTGCAACGATCTACAGAAGACGCAGAATCATTCTTGAGCAATATGCTACAATCAAAGGCGACATCTGAAAATTGAGAAAAAAGGGTACTATTTTTCTCACGAAAAAGATGCTAATATGATAGCATGACATTTTAACAAACAAGAGGACATTCGGAAACGACTGTCCTTTTTTTCGCGCAAAAAAGGAGGTGTAAGCATGAATGAACTACGTTGAACCGATACGAGAAACAGAAGACATTGATATGATGTGTGATTATCTGAGAGATTGGAACTACAGAAACTATCTGATATTTCTAACAGGCATCAACACAGGACTACGCATCTCAGACATCGTTAACCTCAAAGTCTCAAACATTCGTGGCTACTACATCCTACTGATCGAGAAGAAGACAAAGAAACGACGTAAGGTCAAGATGAATGCTTTGCTCAAGAAAGAAATGGATAGGCACATTAAAGGCAAGAAAGTCGGGGAATATCTTTTCCAATCTCGCAAAGGTCGAAACAAACCATTATCAAGACAAGCTGCATATATCATTATCAAGCAAGCTGCTGAAGATTGTGGCATTGAGAACGTAGGTACTCACACGCTTAGAAAGACATTTGGCTACCATTACTATAAAAAGCACAAGGACATAGCTATGCTGATGGAGATGTTCAATCATGCTAGCGCAGCAATTACCAAGCGTTATATCGGATTGAACCAAGACCAACAGGACAGAGCCTTGGCATCTTTTCGTTTAGGCAACTAGCCAATTTGACATAATGAAGCTATGTTAAATTCGGAAATGCAACCACATACAATCCCAGAATTATCAAGGCTTTCGAGAAAATGGCGAAAGTTACACAATATACAAAGAAGATAATTCAGAGGGTAAATTGGTATAGTTTTAGCTGACAAAGTTCGCAAGAATTATTTTTGGGTGATTTTGAAATTTGAGAAAAAAGGGTACTGTTTTTCTCACGAAAAAGGTGCTAATATGATAGCATGACATTTTAACAAACAAGAGGACATTCGGAAACGGCTGTCCTTTTTCTGTTACCAGGAAGGAGACAGGCATGAAACCAAAACATTATCCATATTCAGGAAAACCAAAGGTCGTTGAGTCAGTCACATACTATGCAGAGAATGAACCATACTTTGTCCTTAGTCTAGACGCTCACAAGTTAGCATCCCAAACGGACACTAGAAAGTTCATCGGTAAAGATAGCGTATGACTTTCAAACCAGTCAGAAAAACCCTAAAGACTAGTCGTTGGGATAAGTTCAGGGGTCGCATGATGAAGCGTGACAAGTATCTGTGCCAAGAGTCTTTAAGGTATGGCAAGAGAGTACCAGCTGAGATGGTCCATCACATCTACCCTGTTTCTGAATATCCAGAACTTGAATTCGTTGCTTGGAACGTGATTAGCCTAGCTAACAGGGTACACGGCACCTTTCATGACCGTGTCAACGATAAGGTCATAGGTCAAGGGTTGTGGTGGCAAAGAAAAAGAAAAAAAGATTTTGATGAATTTTATAAAAATTTTTCAAAAAAATTTTGAACCCCCCACCCTCGCGAAAAAAATTTGAACGGCTTGGGGACCGGGAAGGGGAAGCATTTCCCCCTCTGAGTCCCCGTGAGAATTTTAAGCATATTTTTGAACACGAATTTTGAAAGGAGGTGAAAAATTGGCAAGACCAAGAGGTCAGAGCACCATCAAGACAAGAATTGTGAAATCCATGAAAGACATGGGGACATATTCGAAGCACTATGATGACATCATAGAAATTTATTCTGGTTTGCTCTACGACTACAAGAACGCTCGTGATGAATTTCTAGCTAATGGCTCTCAGATCACTGAGGAGCATGAGACAGGTCGCGGAACAATCGTGGAACGTAAGACCCCACTTGTCCAGACGATGGAAAATCTCAGAAAAGACATCATCACATATTCTGATAGGCTTGGACTCAATCCAAAAGCTGTTGGAATTGAGCCACCGAAAGCCAAAGATGCTGGCAGACTTGAAGGAATGATTGCCAATATTATTTGAGAGTCAAGAACAAATCACCAAATTTCAAAATTGCAGTTGATTATTCTGAGGGTGTCGTGTCAGGGAAGATTGACGCAGGCAAACGTCGTAGGAAAGCATGCCAAAGATTTCTCAAAGACCTTGAGAGTGACCGCTTTGATTTCAAAAATGAGCAGTTTGACTTTGTAGTCAAGTTCATCGAAGGCTTAGTTGTCCATCGAAAGGGTGAATCTTTGGATGGCATGCCTCTGACAAACGTCCCTTTCATTCTTCAGCCTTGGCAAATATTCTGTATTGTCAATCTTTTTGGCTTTTTCAACAAAGGAACAACGATAAGGCGCTTTACTGAGGCGCTTTTTATGTTGCCTCGTAAGAATGGTAAGACGCCTTTTGCTTCTGCCATCGCTCTGGCCACTTCCATTTTGGATAATCAGAGCGGATCTAATGCTTACATCCTTGCTAACTCTCTCAAACAGACTAGAGAAAGCTTTGATTTTATGACTCACACAGTCAAGTACTGGAAAGACAAGTCAATCAAAATCAAAGACAACAACAATGAGCATGTTATCCGAAAGGAATTCTCAAAAGGTTCTTTCACGATCAACGCTCTTGCTGCTGAAGAAGACAATCTTGACTCTTTTAACGGGAACATCATCATTCTTGATGAAATTCACGGTATGAAATCATCCAAGAAATACACTTTGATGAAGAATGCCATGAGGGCATACCGTAATAAGTTGCTTATGGCCATCACCACGGCTGGTGACAAACCAAACGGCTTCCTTGCTCAGCGTTTGAAGTATTGTGATAAGGTCCTTGATGGAACTGTTGAAGATGATAGTTACTTTCTCTTTATCTGTGACGCAGACACGGATAAGGACGGTAAGATTGTTGACTTTACCAACCCAATCTATATCAAGCAAGCTAACCCGTCGCTTGGTGTGACGGTTGAACTCAAGGAGTTAGTGCATGATGCAGAGGTTGCTCTTGCTGATCCACAGACTCGCAATGAGTTCTTCAACAAGACGCTAAACGTCTTTACCAACTCAATGACTGCCTACTTCAATGTTCAGGACTTCATCAATTCAGATTTGAACTATGACTGGACGCTGGAAGAGCTGGCCAAACTGCCAATCAAATGGTATGGTGGTGCTGACTTGTCGAAACTACATGACTTAACGGCTGCTGCTTTATACGGGAATTATGGAGATGTTGACATTGTCATCACTCACGCATTCTTCCCAATCACTGCCGCACACCAGAAAGCTAATGATGACGGAATCCCGTTATTCGGTTGGGAACAAGATGGCTGGTTGACCATGTCAAACACGCCTACAGTTTCCTATGACGATATCGTCAACTGGTTCGTCATGATGAGAGACAAGGGGTTCAAAATCAAAAAAGTTGGCTTTGACAAAAAGTTTGGTCGTGAGTTTTTCTCTGGTATGAAGAAGGCAAGGTTCAGCATCGTTGATGCTCCTCAGTATTTCTGGAAGAAATCAGAAGGTTTCAGACGGATTGAAACCAAGGCGCTCAATGGTCAGCTTTACTACTGCCACTCGGACGCTTATGAGTATTGTGTTGGAAATGTTCGCGGTATTGAGAAAGTTGATGACATGATCCAGTATGAGAAAGTTGAAAAGAATCTTAGGATTGACTTATTTGATGCCTCGGTATTCGCTGGGTGTCAAATGCTAGAAGACAGTGAAAACGCTGGCGCTATTAGCGGCTGGCTTAATGGAGGTGCTTAATGTCTAAGCGTAAACGAAAAAATGCAAATAAAATCAGGTCAGAGCCATCATCGGCCATGCAGATGTTTGTCAAGGATGACTTGTTTTCATCTTTGATAACAAACGGCTATACCCGTCTCTCTGATTGCCCAGAGGTCCACATAGCGGTGCATAACATTGCTGACCTGGTTTCATCCATGCCAATCCATCTGATGGAGAATCAGGAGAATGGCGATATCAGGGTAAAGAATGAGCTATCAAGAAAAATTGATATCAATCCTTACAAATGGATGACTCGTAAGAAATGGATTTATAACATTGTCAGAACCTTGCTTTTGGAAGGTGATGGCAATGCTGTTGTCTATCCAATTATCAACAAGGATGGGCTGATTGATGACTTGAAGCCTTTGCCACCGTCCAAAGTATCTTTTGATGGCGATGAATTTGATTATCACATCAAGTACAATTACCAACAATCATTTGGACCTGATGAAGTGCTGCACTTTTCTATCAATCCAAGCCCAGAAAAACCTTGGCTTGGGAATGGCTACAGGATAGTGCTTGGAGATATTCTCAAAAATCTCAAACAGGCATCTGCTACGAAGAATGAGTTCATGAGCGGCAAATATATGCCATCGCTAATTATCAAGACCGATGCCAACACAGCTGAACTGGCCACTGAAGAAGGCCGAGACAACGTTTTTAACAAGTATATGGCAAGCACATCAGCTGGCAAGCCGTGGATTATTCCAGCGGAAGCCTTTCAAGTCGAACAAATCAAACCACTTAGTCTAAATGACATTGCCATCAAGGACACGGTAGAAATCGATAAGACAACACTCGCCAAAGTCCTTGGCGTCCCGCCTTTCCTTGTCGGAGTCGGAAACTTCAACAAGGATGAGTATGACAATTTTATCAGTACTAAGATTAAGTCAATAGCTGACACCTTACAGCAAGAAATGACAAGACAACTGCTCTATGCACCGTCTTATTATTGGCTGTTCAATTGGCGCAGTCTGTTGACCTACGACTTGAAAGCCTTGTCTGACATTGGTTCAAACCTCTACATCAGAGGTCTTATGGAAGGTAATGAAGTCAGAAACTGGATTAACTTACCACCAAAAGAAGGACTTGACGAACTTGTTATTTTGGAGAACTTCATCCCAGTTGACAGGATTGGCGATCAGAAGAAATTAGAGAAAGGAGACGAAAGTGACTAGAACAACATTCACTACACGGTCTTTCAAGTCAGACTTGAAAGTTCGTGAAGCGACTGAGCAAGAAGAAAAAGTCATTGAAGGCTATTTTGTGGTCTTTGACTCTGTGACAGAATTATGGCCAGGCTGCTTTGAAGAAATCGCTAGAAGCGCTTTTGATGACACGCTAGAAAACGACATCAGGGCTCTCATCAACCACAATACTGAGCTTGTACTTGCTCGCACTAAGTCTGGGACATTGACCCTACGTGTCGATGAAAAAGGGCTATGGGCACGTATTGTTGTCAACGAAAATGACATTGACGCCCTGAACCTCTATGCTCGTGTCCAACGCGGAGACGTTGACCAATGTTCATTTGGTTTTAACGTTTTGGATGAGGACATTGAGTACCGTGATGACGGCACGACAAAGTGGACCATCAATAAGGTTGATCTACATGAAGTGTCAGTCGTGACCTTCCCAGCCTATGAAGACACAGGGGTTCAAGCTAGAAAGCGTGAATTTGAAGAAATCAAAGAACGCTCGCTAGAATCCAGAAAGAAAGCACTAAAGGAGAAACTTAGGAATGTTAAAACAACTCATGCTACGTCGTAAGATTAACGTCTTACGTGAAAAATTATCCGAAATCAAAAAGGGTAAAGACTTCAAGAAGCGCAATGAAGAACTTGAAGCTGCTATCGAAGAAGCCAGCACAGATGAAGAAATTCAAGCTGTTGAGGCTGAAATTGAAGATCTTGAAAAGGAACAGGAAGAATATCAGGAAAAAGTTGATGAAATCCAAGAAGAGATTGAAGAACTTGAAACTGAATTGGCAGAGCTTGAAGACAATGAACCTCAAGCAGAGCCAGCCAATGATCCTGAACCAGCACCAAGCGCACGCAGTAAACAAAAAGGAGAAGACAATCTTATGACTCGCAACAAATATTTTGGTGGCATGACACGCTCTGCCATGGAAACTCTTGTCAAGAACGACAAGGTTCAAGAATTCCTTGAACAGACACGCAACCTCATGACAGAAAAGCGCTCTGTTAAAGGCGCTGACCTGACTATCCCAGAAGTGTTCTTGGACTTGCTACGCAACAACATGGACCAGTATTCAAAACTGATCACTAAAGTTTGGCTCAAGCCAGTTAAAGGTAAAGCACGTCAAAACATCGCAGGAACTATTCCAGAAGCTATCTGGACTGAAATGGTTGCTAAACTCAATGAAGTTGACTTCAACTTCAACCAAATTGAAGTCGATGGTTACAAAGTCGGCGCCTTCACAGCTGTTCCAAATTCAATCTTGCAAGATAGTGATATCAATCTTGCTAATGAACTTCTTTTCGGTCTTGCTCAAGCTATCGGTTACGCTGTTGATAAATCAATTCTTTACGGAAAAGGCACAAAAATGCCTGTTGGGATTGTAACTCGTCTTTCTGAAACATCTGAGCCAAGCTACTGGGGCAAGAATGAACAAGACTGGACAGACTTGCATGAAACACACCTATCAACTATTCCAGCTGGCATTACAGATCCTTTGAAGTTCTACCAAGAATTGGCAACTAAGCTCAATGTGATTAAAAGCGATTACTCAGACGGCAACGTCTTCTGGGCAATGTCTCGCAACACACATCAAGCGCTTAAAATCAAACTCTTGTCATTCAATTCATCAGCTGCTATCGTTTCAGGTCTTGACAACACTCTTCCAGTAATTGGGGGTGAGGTCGTTGAGCTCAACTTCATTCCTGATGGTCACATCGTTGGTGGTTTCGGTTCTCTCTACCTTCTTGCCGAGCGCGAAGGTGCAACCATGGCATCATCTGAGCACGCTCAATTTATCGAAGACAACACGGTCTTCAAGGGTGTTGCACGCTATGACGGCCGTCCAATTTTCGGTGAAGCATTTGTGGCAGTCAACGCATCTGGTACAGATGGAGCTGTTGCACCAAAACCAACTGACGTGACTTTTGCTGCTGACAAAGCTAATGCTTAAGGAGGTATATCATGACTAAAGAAATTAAAGTCTCAGCTCAAGCGCTGGTCAATTTTGCAGACTCTCAGGCTGTCAGTGGCATCCGACACATGGGCGAACAATTTGAGACAACACAAGAGCGTGCTGACTATCTCAATAATTTACGTGATTTTAAACTTGTCAAAGTCTTGGAAGTCATCGAAGAAAATCAGGAAGAAGACAAGCTTCCTGATCCTGAAACCGTAGAAGAAAAGCCAAAAGCTAAGACTGATAGAAAAGGCAAAAAAGCTACTAAAACCAGTGTCTCAGAGGGCGATTCTGAGGCCGTTTCAGACGAAAAAGACGGACAAGAACCAAAAGAAGACGCTGAAACTGGTGAATAATCATGGCTAAAGAAGATGTTTTGAAGCTGCTTAAATTTAAAGATGGCATCAGAACAAACAAGCGTGATGACTACCTCAACCCATTGATTGATAGCGCAATTGATGAGCTTAAAAACATCAAGGGGATTGCTTTGGATTTAGAAAAAGAATCTCACAAAACATTCGTTGTTGATTGGGCATACTACAAGTATGTGAGCCGTGACAACCCTGTCATGCCTCAGTATCTCAAGCAACAACTGCATGATTTTCAGATTTCTTATCCAAAAGCAAAAGGAGGTTAGTCATGGCTTGGGAACATGATGTCACTCTGATCAGTCGTAAACAGGTTGATGAAGATGAGCTACTACAGCCCATCTTTGAAGAGCAGAAAGAAGAGATTGCTTGCAACAAGCGGTCTCTGACTCGCTCTGAATTTTATTTCGCAGCGCAAGCTGACATGAAACCAACCATGATCCTTGAAGTCCACTCATTTGAGTATGACAATCAGGACTATCTGGACTTTGAAGGCGAACGCTACAAGGTTATCAAGACTTTTGAAAAGAGCCCAGAGATAATCGAATTGACCTGTGAGAAGGCTGTAGAAACTAGCGAGGTAGATGATGGCTAATGATTTAGCGGACGAAATTGCCAAGGCTTTAGCTGAGTACTCAGAAGAAATCGCTGAGGAAATTGATAAGGCAGCTGAGGAAGTTATCACTGAAACTGTCAAAGAGCTACGAGCAACGTCACCTAAACGACAAGGGAAATATGCTAAAAGCTGGGCTAAGAAGAGAGTCCAAAACGGGCAATGGGTTGCTTATGTCAGAGCACCACATTACAGATTAACGCACTTGCTGGAACGTGGTCACGTCCTGAAAAACGGTGGACGTGCCAAGGCACATGTGCACATCGCACCAGCTGAACAGCATGCTATAGAAAAATTTGAAGAAAGAATCACGAGGTTAGGGAAATGATGACAAAATCAGAATTTGCCAAACTACTGAAAAAATTGAAAATACCAGTCAGGTACAGAGCTTTTAAAAAAGGCGAGGCGCCTCAACCTCCATACGCAGTCTATTATCAGCTTGGTAAAGAGAATTTCAACGCTGACAATCAGCCTTATTTTACGACCGAATCAGTTATCGTCGAACTGATTACGACTAAAAAAGACGAAGCATTAGAATTGAAACTTGAGAACCTGTTGACAGAAAACAAGCTCTTTTTTGAATTTGATAATGAAAGCCAGCTAGACAGCGAAGGACTTTATCAGGTCTCTTATGTTGTCTATTTAATTTAAGGAGGAATCTATGACTAAACAAAATAACAAAGTCGAATATGGACTGGAAAATGTCCACTGGGCAACAATCACAGAAGCTGAAGATGGGAAAATTACCTATGGTACGCCAGAACCATTACCTGGTGCTAATAAGCTAGAATTAGAACCAAAAGGTGAAACAATGACATTTAATGCGGATAACACTGAATATTTTGGCGGCGAAACCAATCTTGGGTATACAGGAACGGCCACTTTCGCAAAACTTACAGAAAGTTTCTTAATGAAAGTTTTAGGAGAGGTTTTGGAAGAAGACGGTACTGTCTCTGAAATCTCAAATGCAGTCACTTCGCGCTTTGCACTTATGTTTCAATTTGAAGGGGATAAACTGCAAACTCGACATGTACTTTATTATTGTAAGGCTAGTCGTCCAAAAGGTGGGTCACAGACAAAAGGAAGTGATGTTAATACGGTAGAGCTGGAATTTTCTGCAACTCCTCGACCAATTGATAAACGTGTTAAGAATCGCACAACAAAAGACACAACAGATGAAGTTTACAATAACTGGTTTAAGTCCGTGCATGAGCCAGCTGTTAAAGTTGAGAATCCAGGAGGTCGATAATGGAACGCACTATTGAAATTGATGGTATTGATTATCGTTTAGTGACAAACGCTTTTACTCCAATTGCGTACAAAAATCAATTTGGTCGTGACTATTTTCAGGATATGCTGAATATGTTTGAGGGCGAACAGATGATGAACATGATTAAAGCAGCTGAAGGAAATCAAAACGTTACTGAACTTGATATGTCAGCGTTAAAAAACTTTGATATGACCTTTTTCCAACGTTTATTTTGGGTCTTTGTCAAATCGGCTAACCCACAAACAGATCCTTTTGAACAGTATTTCCAAAAAATGGAACGTTTCCCAATTTCAGAAATTGCACCTATCATGATGGAAATGCTTGAGGATAATATGGCAACTAAAAAAAAGTCGATGACTCCACCAATGCAAGCAATGAGGTATTCACAGTAGAGTCCTACCTGGCTTGCTGCAAAGAGACAGGCTTGTCATTAGACGAACTCAAAGAAATTTCAATGGGAATGGCTTTGGATTACCAGACAGACTACATCAACGCACGAACCGAAAACTCAGAAGGAAATTCTGGACCAACTCGCAAAGCTAGTCAATCAGATTTTAATTCATTTTAATAACGGGCCGTCATTTTGACGGCTTTTATTTTCAAAGAAAGGAGATATATGGCTGGAAAAATCAAAGGGATAACCATTGAAATTGGTGGCAATACCCAACCGCTTGAAAAAGCTTTGAAAGGTGTTAATGATAGTTCTGTTAAGACTTCAAGAGAAATCAAAGAAATTGATAAAGCTTTAAAATTTGACCCAGGAAATGTTGTCTTGCTGACGCAGAAACAAGAACTGTTAGGAAAGCAAATTGCTACTAACAAAGAAAAACTTGAAACGTTGCGTCATGCTCAATCACAAGTTGAATCACAGTTCAAATCTGGCGAGATAGGAGCAGAACAGTATCGAGCCTTTCAGCGTGAAGTTGAGCAGACAAAGAATATTCTAGGTAGTTATGAGAATAAGTTAGAAAATGTTAATCAGGCATTAGCTGGTAATGGTCAGGCTGTAGAGAATAACACTAAGACAATGAAAGGTTTGCAAGAAGAAACGAATAATCTCTTGAAAGCTGACCTTATCAATGATTTTAGCGATAAGCTATCTGCCGCTTCAGACAAACTTGTAGACATCGGAAAAAATGCTTTGGATGCCTTTAGAGAAGTTGATGAAGGTATGGATACCATCACAACAAAAACAGGAGCTAGTGGTCAAGCGTTAGCTGATATGCAAGATATTGCTAGCAACCTTACTACATCTATTCCGACAGATTTTAAAACAGCGGGTAGCGCTGTAGGAGAGTTGAATACTCAATTTGGTTTGACTGGCGATGCATTACAATCTGCCTCTGAATATCTGATTAAGTTTGCGGATATCAATGGTGCTGATGTAACTGATACAGCAGTATCAGCTAAACAAGCAATTGAAGCTTATGGACTGCAAGCAAGTGACCTGAATAGTGTTCTTGATACAGTTACCTATACTTCACAAGCTACAGGTGTTGGTGTGCAAGACTTAATGAGTAAGGCAATTGCTGGCGCACCTCAAATCAAGCAATTAGGTTTATCTTTTAATGAAGGTGTTACCCTTATGGGGAAATTTGAGCAAGCAGGTGTTGATTCATCCGCTGCGTTAGGTTCTTTATCAAAAGCTTCTGTCACCTATGCTAAAAATGGGAAGTCGTTAAAAGATGGACTTGCTGAGACCGTCGAGAAAATAAAAAATAGCACAAATGAAACCGAAGCATTAACAGTAGCTTCTGAGATTTTTGGAACAAAAGGTGCTTCACGAATGGTTGATGCTATTAAACGTGGAACCCTTTCATTTGATGGCCTTGCTAAAGCTGCCGAAAATTCATCAGGTGTTGTCGGAAATACATACAATGAAACGCTTGATCCAATAGATGAGTTTACAGTAGCTCAAAATACTGCAAAGAAAGCTATGTCAGAAGTTGGAGCTGCCATCGCTGAGACTCTAGCACCTGTTTTAAAATCTTTAGGAAAAATTTTAAAACAAGTGGCTGAATGGTTTAGCCACTTATCAGCTCCAGTTAAACAGTTTATTGTTATTTTTGCTTTAGGTGTTACTGTCGTTGGAGCTCTGTTGCCTGTATTTTTAGCCCTTCAAGCCGCAGCATTGGCAGCAGAAACGACTATAGGTGGATTAGTTGCTGCTTTCTTACCTATTGCAGGAATAATACTAGGAGTTATTGCAGTTGTTGCTCTATTGGTTATAGCTTTTAAAACTCTTTGGGATAATAACAAAGAATTTAGGAATGCTGTTACTCAGATTTGGAATAGCATTCTAAAAATATTTAAGAATATTATTTCTGAAATTTCATCTTTTATCATGAGTATTTGGGGGGACTTAACCAAATGGTGGAAAGATAATCAGAAACTAATCCAATCAACAACTAGAATTGTTTGGAACAACATCCAAAAAATCATCAAGATAGTCATGAAAGTGATTGGTCCAATAATTAAAGCAGCAATGACCAATATAAAAACAATAATCAAAACAACTTGGACGATTGTTAAGACAATTATTTCCACTACGCTGAATGTTGTGTTAGGTATTATTAAAGCAATTATGCAAGTTATAAATGGTGACTGGAAAGGTGCGTGGCAAACTCTCAAAGATACTGCTAAAGTCTTTATTGAAAGTGTGAAAGCGGTTGTCAATACAGCACTTGAAGCACTAAAAGCAACATTCACAAATTCATGGCAAGCAATGAAACAGGTTGTTTCCACTGTACTTGCTGCAATTGTATCAATTGTTCAAAGTATTTGGTCTTCTATTGTGAGCTATTTAAGCGGTGTTGGCCAGTCAATCCATAATACAGCTTCCAATATTTGGAATTCCATTTTATCGACATTAAGTGGCATTTGGAATAGCATCTACAATGCTGTGATGAATGTTTTTAATGCGGTGGCTAACTTTTTATCAAATCTATGGAATACTATCTCAAGCACAGCATCCAACGTCTGGAATGCCATTATGATGACACTGCAGTTTATTTGGAACAGTATTTATAATACCGTTATGTCCGTCTGGAATGCTATTTGGAACTTTTTGTCAAATTTGTGGAATACAATTTCTACAACAGCTTCAAATATTTTTAACGGTATAAAAAATACAATTTCAAACATTTGGAACGGCATGCTTCTTACGACTCAATATATTTGGAATGGTATTAAAGATACTATTTCAAACACAATCAATGGTGCTAAAAATATTGTAAAAAATACCATTGAAGCTATGAAAAGATTATTTGATTTCAAATGGTCACTACCTAAACCCAAAATTCCTCACTTTACTGTGAGTGGAGGAAAAGCACCTTGGGGATTCGGTGGTGAAGGCTCCCTTCCTAGTATAGGAGTTGAGTGGTACGCTAAAGGTGGTATTTTGACAAAACCAACTGCTTTTGGGATGAATGGTACTAATCTTATGGTTGGTGGCGAAGCAGGTGCTGAAGCTGTATTACCACTTAATGAAAGCACGCTTGGTATGATTGCAGATCGCATTATGTCAACAGTCACAGATAAGATAGTGGTTAATGTTCCTAAACAAGAACCTCAACCAATTATCTTAAACGTTGATGGGAAGACATTTGCTAAGTTGATGGTAGGTTACATCTCTGATGCACAAGCTGATCGTCTGAGAATTATAGAAAGTGGAGGGACAATTTAATGTCTATGAAACATTATGGCATTACATTCAATGGCAGGCATTCATTCGATGATGAGGGATTGATTCTGCTTGAAGATAAAGAAATTGGCATTCCAAATAAGAAGAAAGTCACTATACAAGTGCCATTTTCAAATGAAGTCTATGATTTTTCAACTGTTTATGGTGGTCAGTTATATGAACAACGGAAACTAACCTACAATATCCAAATCCAAAATAATATTTATGGAACTAAAGAAGCCATGAATATGACCAAAACTAAAGCAATTAACTGGCTTATGGGAACGACTGGATATACTAAACTCATTGATGATGCCTATCCTGGTTATTATTTTATGGCTGAGGTTCAAGGTAGTTCATCATTTGTTGAAGATTGGAGTCATGGAGTCTTGAAAGTCACTTTCACGGCTTATCCTTTTATGATTTCGGAAAAAGCTGAGGGTAGTGATATTTGGGATGATATCAACTTCGAACTTGATGTATTACAAGATGTCTCTTTTGATGTTAAGGGAGAAATGACTATTCTGCTCTACAATAACGGTATTAGTCTAGCTCGTCCAGAAATCACGGCAACAGCACCGTTTAAACTAACGCTTGATGGCAATGAGCACAGTATTAGCGTAGGAAGTCGTATCTATGATTATTTGACACTGTCAGATATGAATGAAATTCACATTGTAGGAACTGGACGAATTAGCTTTAAGTGGTTTAAGGAGTTAATCTGATGTATCGAGTAACTTTAATAAATGATGGACGTGAAACGATCATTCATAATCCTTATACAGGTGGAAATAAATTGTTGACAGGTGTTATCAAACTGGAAATCAACAAGGTTGGTCAGTTTGACTTTCAGTTTTTGCCAAATAATGACGGTTATAAGTCTAAAATCAGACCTCTACTCACATTAGTACAAGTTGTTAATGAAGTAACTGACAAAGAGGTCTTTTATGGTCGCATTGGACCAATTGCTAAAGATATGGTTGAGTCTGGTATCACGTCATTTACATATAATGCAAAAAGTGAACTTGATTTTCTAAATGATAGTAAGCAAAAGCCACTTATTTTCAAAGGTGGAAAACGCGCACTCTTGCAGCGCCTGTTAGGTTATCATAATCAAATGACTGAGAACTACAAATCTTTTCAGATTGGGAAGATTACTGATTTTATTAGTGGAAATGACTATATTGAGTGTGAAATTGACGCTACGAAGACCACTTTAGCAATTATCACCGAGCTTATCATTGATAAATTTAGCCTGGAAATGCAAGTCAGACGTGAAAATGGTGTCCGTTATCTTGATATAAAGAAAAAGATTGGAACTGATAGCAATACAGCTATTAAATTAACGGTTAATATGGTCAGAAATTCTCAAAAGCTTAATCCAGATGAAATCAAGACTAGACTTGTGCCGCTTGGAAGGCGTAATGAGAACACAGGGGAGCGTCTAACTATTGCTAGTGTTAATGGTGGTAGAGATTATATTGATAGACCTGATTTGATAGACGAATTTGGGATAAAATGTGATAACCTCACACTAGATGATGAAACAGATCCAACAGCTCTGAAAAAGGCTGCTGAGGAAGTGATGAAAAATCAAAAAACAGCGAATTATCAATATACGTTAGATGCTATCAATCTTAATCTTATTAAACCGAATTTTGATGAACTGGTTGAAGGAAATACTTACCCAGTCATCAATCCTGTCATGGGAATTGATGAACGTCTTAGAATTGTCAGTCGTCAGATTGACATCTCCAAAGTTGAAAAATCAACTTTAACTATTGGTGACAAATTCAAATCTGCTGAAGAGTATCAAGCAGAACTTATCAGACAACGTACACAAAATCTAGTTTCCAAACAACGACTGGAAGCAACAGAGGAAGCTTTGAAAAAAATTCAGGAAGAAATGGCAAAACAAAATCCAGACACAAAGCCAACCGAACCTGAAAAAACAGAAGGAGAGAGTTAATGGCAGGAATTGACAAATATTTAGACATCATAAAAAAAGGAGTTTTCGGTCGCGATGTTAGAAAAGCAATTCATGATGGAATAGAACAAGTTTATGAAGATGCAACATTTGATGGAAACACAAATATGGAGGTTGCAAAAGCAAGAGGGAACGCTAATACATTATCTGACCGTTTGCAAGGTATTGATGGTGATTTAGCAAATTCTTTTTCTGATATCCAAAAAAATAATTCTCGAATTGATAATCTTATCGCTAACGCAGGAAATGGAAGTGTACCAAGCGAATTAACAGACATTCGAATTGGTGCTGACGGTAATACGTATGTTAGTGCTGGACAAGCAATTCGCAATCAATTCACCAATGCTTTAACTGGTGAAATTCAGATTAGTTCAGTTGAGGATTTAGTCCCTCCATACAATGATTTAGACACGTTACCGGTAAATTCAATTGTTTTATATGCGTTTTATAAAAAAGTAGCTCATAAACCTGATAATGATTATATAGGAGGCGCCAATGTGCAAACAGTTAATTATCATGGTAAGAGCAAACTTGGAGCAACTCAGATTTTAACCCAATCAGATGGTACAATGTTTAATCGTGTTTTTTGGCGAAAAAATGAAGTAGATCAGTGGACGGATTGGCAAATTATTAGTCGAGATAATAGTATTGTTTCTGGCGATAAACAAATTATTGATAAAGAAGATTTAGTCCCTCCATACAATGATTTAAATACTTTAAAACCAAATACTATTCTGACTTATGCACATTATGGTGAGGTAGAAAACAAACCTGATAATAGTTATATGGGTGGTGCGACCGTTATGACTATTAGTTACTCTAAAAATTCATTCCCAGGCATGTTTCAAATTCTTATTCAAAAAGATGGTACGATGTATCATCGTATCTATTGGTACATTACTGGGAAAAATCAGTGGTCAGATTGGAAAAAGAGTTTGACAGAAGAAGACGTGGTTGCTATGAGAGAACCATTTCAACCTTCTATTGCTTTATTTGAAAAAATTGGTGTAATCGGAGATAGCTATTCTAGCGGTGAAATATATCCAGATGGTGATGGCATTGATAAATACAGCATTTCATGGGGGCAAGTGTTGGCCAGAAAAAACGGTGTGTCTTGTACTAATTTTAGTCGTGGAGGACTAACTACAAGAAGTTGGTTAAGTGAGCCAATTGGGCTTGAAAAGTTGAATGCTTCTGAGCCCCAAAATCTGTACTACATTAGTCTAGGTATAAACGACAAAGATAAGCTTGGTACATCGTACATCGGTACAGAAGTAGATATTGAGAACGGTTCAGATACATTTTATGGAAACTATGCCAAAATTATTAAAGCAGTTCAATTTAAAGCGCCCCATGCAAAAATTATCTTGATTGATTCAGCTTGGTCGTCTGGTGATACCGATCCATTTTATATCGCAACAAAAAACATTGCAGCTCATTTCGGACTGCCGCTACTTAAACATCAAGATGATCCATTTTTAGCATCGGCTCAGTTTAAAAATGATTTGATGGATAAAGGTCATCCAGTTGCCATTAGCTATGCTGCAATGGCAACTTCGTTTGAAAAATTAACATTACAAGCTCTTAGAGATAATATTAACTATTTTAAAGATTATAGAGGATAAAGAAGGAGAAACACATGAATTTTACATTTTTTAGTTTTTTAAGAGCCGTCACTCGTACTGAGGACGGTTTAATTTTATATGCTTTGGCGCTTATTGTCATTTTAGAAATCATTGATTTTGTGACAGGCACATTTGCAGCAATTATCAATCCAGATATCGAATATAAAAGCAAAATTGGCATCAATGGTTTGCTTAGAAAAGTCATTGGTGTTTTTATTTTGCTAGTGCTTATTCCAATGTCTGTACTATTACCTGAAAAGACGGGCTTTGCTTTCCTATACTCAATTTATTTGGGCTATCTAGTCTTCACATTTCAATCTCTCATCGAGAATTACCGTAAGATGAAAGGATATGTTGCTATTTTTCAGCCTATTGTCAAAGCTTTGCAAAAATTGATTGACAAAGGAGATGATGAGTCATGACCTATGCTGTAACATTCGTGATAGGAGCAGTTTTGGGGTTTATCATTTGTGCAATTTGCGCATCATCGAAATAAAAGGAGAATAAAATATGAGTATTGAATCTAGTATTGCAGAAATGCGCAACTTAGCAGCTACCCCTGTTTACTATGACATGGGCGACCGTTATGGAAATGACGCAGACCGAGACGGGCGAATTGAGTACGATTGTAGTTCTGCAGTTAGTAAAGCAGTCGGATTGAGCCTTAACAACAACACAGAGACGCTGAAGAGCAATTTACCTAAAATCGGCTATAACTGCGTCTATGACGGCGTAGATGGCTCTTTTGACGCTCAAAGGGGCGATGTGGTTATTTGGGGGCCTCGTGATATGTCTAGCTCGCTTGGTGCTTTTGGTCATGTTGTGATTATGACTGGTCCGTCTACAATGATCCACTGCAACTATGGCTATGACGGCGTGACCGAAAACGACTACAATCAAATTTGGGAAATCAACGGACGACCTCGTGAAACAGTCTACCGCTTGAATGCCCAAGCACAGGCCGCACCAGATCCACAGCCACAAGCAAGCAATAAGTTAAAGGTTTATCAAGTCAACGATTTGCAGTTTGTCAACGGCATTTGGCAAGTCAAGTGCGATGACCTGTGTCCAGTCGATTTTGACTGGACAGACAATGGAATTGATGTTGCAGACATTGACCTTGTGGACAGCAATGGCAATGTACTAGCAGACCAAGAGACAAAACTAGGTAGCTACTTTGTCATCAATCCTAATAAGGTTGTCTCTGACGGTGAGGGAGCTTATGGCTTTGGTAATTATTACTGGAGGCATGTCACTCTTGCAGCAAGTGGCCAGATTTGGCTGTCTGTATGGGATGTTAATCATTTGCTTTATGGATAACAGTAAACCCTAGCTTTGGCTAGGGCTTTTTTATTGTAAAAATTTTAAAAAAAGTTGATTATTTTTAAGAAAAAGTGTTGACGTTCACGGTGTACCGTGATATAATATAATCAGAAAGGAGGAAAGATATGAAAATTTCAGAGATTGCCGATTTAATGGTAGCAACGGGAACCTTGTTAACAGGGATTGCAAGTGTTATCATGGCAATAAAAAAAGAGCCGAAAGAACGCAAGCCACGCAAAGCAAAGCGGTTCAAATAAGGCTCTTGTAGGTCGGGGGCGAAAGCCCCTGCTCCTACTTTGATTATATCATATCAAACGAAAAAATGAAATATTTACCAATATTCGTACTCGTGTTCTTTGTATTTATAGTAATCCTAAAGGATAAACGAAAATAGGAAGGATTCCAAAATGAGAAAAGAAATAGAAAAATTATTAGAAAGCAAAGTAAGCACAAGCGCAATTGCTAAAGGTGCCAACCTACCTTGGTCTACAGTAGCAGACCTCAGAAGCGGGAAAACCAACATGGACAAAATGTCTTTATTAACAGCTGAAAAATTATATAAATATGCAAAAGAAGAGGAATTAGAAATGAAAAAGAACAAGAAATCTTAGACATTATCAAAGAAATGGATTTAGAGCCAGATATGCTTGACATTTGGGAAAACGAAGATGGCTACATCAGCATCCAAAGTCGTGGAATGGCTCCAGCCAACGAAGAAGAACTTAATTTAAAATACACTGGATATGTAGATAATGGCGAAGTTCAGTTTGAATAAAAAAGAGACCTTGTCCAGAAGGTCGGTGATTTGGAGGGGACACCCTCCGCGAACATTGATATGATAAGGTTTAAAATTACCTTTTTCATAATAATCTCCCTATAAGAGTCGCCCAATCGGCGGCTTTTGTGTTTTTAAAAGAATTCAAAAATTCTCAGGGGTTTAAATTCCTATTTTTTTAGATTTTGTTATAATAGTAAAGAGGTCTATGCT